AAATGTACCACTAGATGCTTTACCTACTGGAACTCTACCTTCTGCGTAAGCTGCCCAAGTACCAAATCCAAGAAGTGTTGCTGGATTAGTTGCTACTGCTGCATTGGTATATATAGAACCAACTGGATATAAAGCAGCTTTTACTGCTGTTATAGCTGCGGTAACAAAAGCAGTTGAAGCCACTTGCGTTGTATTTGTTCCTGCGTTTGCTGTTGTAGCACTAAATGCTTCTGAGGCACTACCGTTTAAATCAGCCTTTGTGTTTACTGCCGTTTGTACTGCTGTAAACTCTGTATTAAAATCTGCACCTGATATTACTTTTGCTGCATCAGAATCAGCAAGAGCATCCTTGCCAGACCACGCTACTGCTAGTGTATAGTTACTCATCGTATTTTTCCTTGTTTATGTAAAAGTGTTAAGTCTTGTAGTGAAGCATCAAATCCATTAGACTCAATACTTATTTCTAGTTTTAAGTTTTTAGCTGAACCTGTTAATGGTGTTTTGTATTCTTGTAATCCATATACAGGCTTATAAGTGACACCTGATTTACCGTACAAAGATGTACTAGCACCATATAAAGCTGACGATCCTGTTGTTACTGGATTTAATGTTATTGATGTTGTGTTAGAAGGTGTAGGACTATAATCTTTATACCACTTTAATCCTAAAGTTGCTCCAGAACCGCCCTCTAAAACCATAAATAATCGTTTTAATAAAGAAGCTGCAACTGATTGGCCTAAATTTATCCAAGTTGTTTGTATATTGCTTGTATAAGAACTGGTAGAGTAAGTCTGCGAACCGCCAGGGTAAGCTAAGTCAGTATCGTAATACCCTTCATAACCAGCTAAACCACCATCTTTTTGTCCTACTAACAAACCATATAACTGTGTATAAGCTAGACTAGATGGCTCTCTGTCATTATCAAAAGTCCATGTTGTTATGCGTGGTGCTTGATTAGGTGTAAAGTGTTTAAAGTCAAAAACATAAGTAATATTATTATCTACAAAAGATAGAATATAAATACCTTCGTTTTCTACATAAACTGCTTTTACATTTGTGCTTTGCCCAACATTTCTAATTAATGTATCTTTAATGTTAAGAGACAAATCTTGCATAGGTAATTTGTCTTTTTCTGTTGTTCTACCTAAAGACCTTAAACCTGTGCTTGACAAAAATACTAAATCATCACCAATTGCCTGGACACTATCTCGTGATACGCAGCCTATACCTTTAATAACTTCATTGAGTGCTATGCTGCCAATAATGTTTGGACTGTCATATATAGCAATATTGTTAGTGCCAAATACAACTAGCTTGCCATAAAAAGGTGCTATAGCTACAATATCATCTACGCCCCATACTGTTTTTAAATCTATAAAACCACCATTAGAAGCGCCATTTTCTGCTGTTGTTCTAAAGTCATCACTATCAAGTAGGGTAGAGTAATAAAGAACATCTTTTTCTTCTGCTACACCGCCTACCCACATGCGACCATAAAAACCCATACCACAACTAGGTTTAAACTCACCAGACGATACTCCAGATGGTCTGTGAGCGTTATCAAAAGCTGCCCACTTAGAGCCTGACCCTTGAGAGCCATCATATCTTTGTGGAACTATATTTTCATGAATGCAAGTTAGTCTACGATTAAAGTTAATAAATTGCCAAGCACCTGTTGAACTACCTACCGTATGTTTAACATCAGCACCACTACTAGGAAAAGCAGCATTAGGTGCAGTAAAGTCCATTGTGTAAATGCTTGTACCATGACTTGCAAATACTTTGTTAGTGCCTTGATCGTTATGTTCAACTAGAGATGCTATAGCTGTACCAGTAGGAGTAACTTTTTGTTTTAAACCTTTTCTAAAAGCAATACGACCAGACTCTCTTATCACAACATTTTCTGCTTTTGTTAAGAACGATGTATCTAAAGAAGCAGGGTTGTCTTGTGTGTTAAGACCGTTTAGTCCTATATCAGTTAAAGGTTGATAAGATATTTGTTTAGCCATTATTTAATGTACCACTCACTCTCAAATTGTGTATTTCCACTATCAAGCATAATTGCTTGTTTAAGTGCTTGACTTGTTTCTTCAGCAGCTATAGATGACTGTGTACCGCCATCTTCACCTCTTTCTGCTATGGCTCTTGCCCACGCTCCAAGTACAACAGGTTTAGTTGGAACTTTAAGTGTTGTTGCTGCTAAAGTAAGTTCATCTTGTGCCTTTACCAGGTCAAAAGAAATAGTTTCTGCGTTGATAGGAACTGGGGATAAATCTACCTTTAAATTGTTACTACTATCTGCACCGTTAAAACCGTAATAATGAGGCTCACCAGAGGGGTCTGTGGGGTACTTTATTCTATTTAGATAGCTTCGGCTTACTTGGGTTAATTGAGTGCCTGTAGCGTTGTTTATGGCATCTACAATCTTAAATTCTTGACCAGAAGATAAGTTGTAGTTTTTAGTACCTGCTACTGTTGATATATCTTTGGTTTCTCTAAGCACTAACCAATCATGATAATTTTCTACTGATCGCTTAGAATCATTGACCATACTGCCTATTACTTTTTGGTAATCACTTACTGTTGTTGAGTCATTAATATTGCCAGACCAATCCGTTAGAATTGTATCTTCTCTTAGTCTTATTAATACTTCGTTAATTAGTTCTCTGTAAGTCATGTTATTTCCCTTTTGCTAATTGCGCTCCAAAATAAAACTCTATGATCATGGTTGCCCATCCAAAAATTTCATCCATTTTTAATACTGCTCCAGCTTCTAGCTTGACATACTCAATAACATCAGGAGTAAACTGAAGTCCGAACAAACTAAACCCTTCTGTTGTTGTAGGCACAATAGTTGGCACATCAAAAAAGACAGGTGCTATTTGTGTAAATATAATTAGTGCTAGTATCACAAATATAATGACTCGTCTATTAAGCGCAGCCATAGGGCTTTCTTTGTCTGCTCTATCTCTAGCCTGGTTAATTGAATCGTTTCTAGCCTGTAGATTCTGAATCATTAACTTTTGGTTTTCTTGTGCTGCCTGACTTTTAAGTGCAAACAATTTAGCTACAAAACCTAAAGCAATGGGTGCTACATTTGTTAAAAATCCTATCATGCTACTAACCTCAATACATTAAAAACTCCCACCTCTGAAGCTAGGAAATAAGCAAAACCTCCTAACAAGAAATATCTAATTTGATTTAGCATATTAAATATCTTTTGTATCTTAGAGTTTGTGTCATCAATCTTGCTAAACAATTTACTTATTTGTGAAGTATGTTTGTCTAATTGCAATTGCATTCTGTTATCGTCTATCATCTTTTTTTTGGCTTCTTACCATATCCCATAATAGTCTCCTAATTAGCTAGTGGATTGTCTAAAGATTCTTGTATTCTTTTGTTCATATCTTCTTTAGTTTTTTCAACTTTAATTTCAAAACGATCTAATTTAGTGTCGTAGTTTGTTAACTTTGTATCTACTGACTGTAATTTAGTATCGACCTTTGACTCTAAGTTCCATTGTGCATTTCGTAAATCTGTCATGTCTTTCTTTAACTCTATTTTTATGGCATCAGCATGTTGTTCTATTCTCATAACATCGCTTGAAGTTTTTGCCATCTGTCCAGCTATTGCATCTAAGTCCAAATTTGCTATTCCTTCAACTTTTTGATATAAAAGGAATCCTCCATAGAGTGAACCAACAATCGTTGAAATTAGAGCAAATGCTGCGACCAAACTGGTATATGTAAACCTTAATCCCAGAAATTTTAGTCGTTTATCAACTAAACCTTCAACTTGTGCAACTTTTTTTCCTAGATCAGCCATTAATTATTAAATGCTCCATCGTTCTGTAATTGCTTCAAGTATTCAATCTCTTGTTTTAATCTTTCTACTTCTAACCTTCTTCTTTGTAATTCTAACTGGTAAAGCGTATTACAATTTATTCTTTCACTTGGCCCATCTAAAGGAATAATAAGTCTAGCATATAACCCAATGTCTTTAGTCTGCGGATCATTGCCTTCTTTCCCTATAATTGGCACAATAGCATTGTTTATTACGCCAGTCATTCCAATCTCAAAGTTTGTGCTACCGCCTATAGCATTTTTACAATCAAGATCACCTGCTCTAATACTGTCCGAACCACTAACTGAACTAATACTCGGTATCGAAAAACTCATTGAGTTACTATCTGCTATTACCTGTAAACTCAGTAATAATAAAATTAACCACCGTTTCACTTAAACCTCGAACAGATCCTAGATTCTACAATGGGTTTAAAATCATCATTGCCTCTAAGTTTTGATGTTGAACATATG